CAAGGCCACTGGATAGGAGCTATGGCGATCAACCGCGTGGTGCAAGAAGTGACCGGGCAAACCGGTTTACTTGGTACGTTTCAGTGCTGTGGAAAGGTCCTCCTGACCTCAAACCCACAGTACGTGACGACCGACACCCTCTGGGAAGATCGTAGGGTTAACGCTCCGCGCCCTCGGCCCGGACGGCCGTGGCTCAACCCAACCAGCCTGGAAAAGGCTGCTACCGGCAAAGAGCTACTCGAGCTCTACCGGACTAAGACCAGTAATGCGCAGCGCCCGAGTGCGTGCCCGGATGTCTTCGTAGACACCGGATACTCGTACAACGGCTACCTGATCCGCAACGACTGGCGATATGCCCGCAGACCGCTCATTCCGAGTGTCTCCACGACATTTGATGAGCAGCCCATGCGCGAGCGATTGCTCGCCAAAATTGACAGCATGGGTTTGAACATCAGCGACGTTCTGGCCGAGGCCGACGAAGCTGTGAAGATGGTCGCGGAAGGGGCAAGAAGGCTTAAACAACTCGACGGACGGATCCGCGATGAGTTTACCCGTGGCAAGGCGCTTCCCGGCGCCAGGCGATCCAAACGTAATATTCAGACTATTAACAGACGTCTGAGTAAGAAAGCATTACAGGATGCAATCCTGGATGTGAATAATGCCCACCTACTGGGTACGTTTGGATGGGGGCCTTTCTTGGGGGATGCAGCTCGGATCGTGGATTACCTCCGTAGCGAACAATGGAAAACGCGCCCGTTAGTCTCACGACTGCGCGCTTCGTGCTCCGTTAAAGCTGCGGTTAAGGGTCACGACGGTGTAGCGAGCTGGCAGTCTTCGACTGTTAGCAAGCATTCATATACCGTCTATGTCCAGTGGCGCAACCCTGCGTTCACAAGCGACATAAACCCGGGGAATGCCCTGGAATGGCTGTGGGAGCGAACTCCCATGTCCTTCATGGCAGACTACTTTTTCACGATAGGGGAGTACCTCTCGCTTCTCGACGCAATGTTGAGGGTGGAGACTTGGGTTGGAACCCATACAATCCGGGAGATTTCCCGGCGGTCTCGGGACACATGGGGGGGCGAGGTAAGGAGTACTACTCCAGCCGCGCGCCCTTCGTGCCACCCGACGGAAGATCTAGTAGCAAGTCGCTACTATCCGCAAACGCAGAGCTTCTGCGAAAGACCGTACGTGTGGGAGGAGGTTAGCCACCAGCGGGACGTATTGCCCTCTGACTGGTTTGACATCTCCAAAAGGACCGTTCGCTTGCGTCCCCGCGCGAGTTGGCGGAAACTCACCATTGCCTCGTCTGTGTTGCTGGCACTCAAAAGGTCGCCAGTACGTGACTTGGTAGTTCGTTTAACTCCTTAAGTTGAGGTGGCTCTTATGGCCAACATTGCTGATTTGGTGCTTAATGATGGCACCGTGGACCACACCTTCGAACCGTTCTCCAGTGGGGCTCGGTCGGAGTGGGTTGACACATCGTCTGACACCACGGCGGGTCGGTGTCGCGCAGTTCAGATTGTCTCCCTTGCGGGGCAGCAGAACAAGCGGACATCGGATAAGGCTCATTTTCGGATGGCCCACCCGATCGAGGCGACGATTGATGGAACCGTGCAAGTCATCCGTACCAACTATTTCACCGTTGAGGTGACGTACGGTGCGGACTCGACGGCAGCGGAGCGGGATGCCTTCTACGCTATGGCCCTCGACGCGTTGGATGACGCGCAGGTCAAGGCGGGACTGGTCTCGCTGAAGCCCACTACCTGACGGTAGGGCTAAGTGCGTTTCATGGCTTCGGTCGTGGAGCTCCTGCAGCTGATGCTGCGGTTGGTGTTGCGCCTCTTGGGGCCAGCACCTAATGGCAAGGCTAAGACTTCGGATTGCGACCCGCTTGAAGCGTGCCGTGAAAATCCGGAGATGTCTTGCCGCCTAGCCCTTGTTACTGGGAGATGCCCCTATGCACGACGAGATGTCGGCAACTGGTTTTCCATACGCTGGAAGCGTTGGAGCGGTCGATGAACTCCTCTGTGAGTTGTCGAAAGAGAATGGAACTGCCCTTGGACTCGCATTGCTGTACCAGTACGGAGACTGGCAGACTCTGCGAAGTGTCGATGTAGCTAAGTATGCTGATCAATTTCCTGACGTGAAGGCGTTCGCCGTAGCGTATCAGGCAGCAGAACTGCTTCGCAAAGACACCAACTCGGGCACCATCTCTGACGGTGAAAGGACTCGGGCGACGCTCGATAAATGGCTGGCCACGGAGGCTAGCTGTCGAGCGACTAATGATCGGTGGGCTGCCATCCCTGATGGCTATTGCACCGACCCTGTGTTGGCACGGATGAGAGAC